GGGGGTCCATATTTCGTAATTGTAGGTTGAGGGGCAAGGGAAAGGGAAAGGGTAACCGAACGAAGAACCGTAAGGTTCTGAGTGAGGGGACCGAGTCCGTACGTTACCGTACGAACGACCCTTAGGGAGTGAGTTACTTCGCTCCGCTAACGCTCCGCTCAGTAGAATTAGTTACCAAAGTGGTTCACTTAGGGTTCACCACTCCAACCTGATTGTAACGGTTAGGTTACGGAGCGGGGTATCCTTTCGGTCACTCAGTCGTTCGTCACCAAAGGGTTCCTCACTCCTTCGTAGGCTGCCAAAGTGGTAGTGAACTTCAAGGCTAAGATCACCACAGGTTAGGGTTACCTGAATAAAATATGAAAATATTTTTTCGGAAAATCTTTACCCCTGTGGAAACACCTTCTCTTCACCCCCGCACATTCCCTCAAACTTTTGCCGGGTATCGTGGGTGCTGAAGGTGTAGTGTTTGATAATTGAGATGGGTTAGGGGCGTTCGTGGCTAAGAAAGGTGCTAGCACTGGGGGCCGGAAAGAGAACTCTCAGGAGGACGCTAAAGCCCAGTTTTTGGAGTCGCTCCAATCTGGTATGAACATTATTGAGTCTCTGCGTAGCGTGGATCGTCATGCTTCAACGTATGAGAGGTGGCGTCGGGAAGATCCTGATTTTGTGGCCGAGGTTGCCCGGATCAAGAATTTGAAGTCTTCCACTAAGAAAGCCATTGGGAAGGATCTTTCTTTCTCTGAGTTTAGTGAAGAGTATTTGGGGGCGCGGGTTTTCCCTCACATGCAGAATGTGGTTGACCTTATTGAGGGTCGTGATCCTGCGTGGATTCATCCTGCTATGACGTTCGTTAAGGGCGAGAAGGATTTGATTATCACTAACATGCCTCCTGAGCATGCTAAGACTACTTCCGTGACGGTTAACTATGTGACGTACCGTATCGCGATGAACCCGAACATTCGTATCCTGATTGTGTCTAAGACTCAGGCTATGGCTAAGAAGATGCTTTTCGCTATTAAGACTCGTTTGACTCATCCTCGTTACGTTGACATGATTCGTCAGTACGGGCCTGTGGGTGGGTATGATAAGGATTCTGAGGCGTGGAATCAGGACATGATTTATGTGTCTGGTAACATTCGGGATAGTGGTGAGAAGGATCCTACCGTTCAGGCTTTGGGTATTAGGGGCCAGATTTATGGTGCTCGTGCCGACCTGATTATTCTTGATGACGCGATTGACTCGTTGAACGCTCACGATTTTAATAAGCAGATTGACTGGATTCAGTCTGAAGTGGTGTCTCGTATTTCTGCTTCCGGTTCCCTCCTAGTGGTGGGTACGCGGTTGCAGTCGAAAGATTTGTATAGTGAACTGACCGACCCTACTAGGTATCCTGATGAGGAGTCCCCTTGGACTTACCTCGCTATGCCTGCCGTTTTGGAGTCGGAGGAAGATCCTGCGGACTGGGTTACTTTGTGGCCTAGGTCGAATCAGGCTGAGATTGGGGCTAAGTTCCCTGATACTGAGCCTGACGAGGATGGTTTGTTCCCTAAGTGGAACGGGCCTCGCTTGTCCAAGAAGCGTAAGCGTATGACACCTAGAGTTTGGTCAATGGTTTACCAGCAACAACAGGTCGCTGATGAGTCTATTTTCTCTATGGAGTCCCTGCGTGCCAGTATTAACGGTAACCGTTTGACTGGTGTCATTCCGAAAGGCATGGTTAACTGTCGGCCTAACGGGATGGATGGTCTTATTGTTATTGCCGGTCTTGACCCCGCTACGTCGGGGCATACTGCTGCCGTGGTTATTGGGCTTGATCCGCAGACTCAGAAGCGGTACGTTCTGGATGTGTCGAACAAGGCTGGTATGACACCGGAGGCTATGCGTACCTTGATTAAGGATTGGACTGACAGGTACGGTATCGCTGAGTGGAGGATAGAAAAGAACGGTTTTCAGGGTTTCCTTGTTCATGACAGGGAGTTGAATGATTACTGTGCTGCTCGGGGTACGTTGATTAAGCCTCACTTCACTGGTACTAATAAGCATGATAGTGACTTCGGTGTCGCTTCTATGACTACGCTGTGGGCTGGGCATGAGGATAAGACTAACCTTATCGAGTTGCCTTCTACTGCTACCAGTGAGGCTGCTAAAGCCATGATTGAGCAACTGGTGACGTGGAGTCCTAACGCTCCGCGTGGAACTAAGACGGATATTGTGATGGCATTGTGGTTCGCTGAACTGGGATGCCGGGATCGTGTCGCTGCGATGAGTAACTTTACTCGTTCGCATGCTAAAAACTCTTTCCTTACGCCTTGGGATAGGCAGTCACAGAACACTATTAGCCTGATTGAGGCTGAAGCGAACGGTCATTGGAAGCCAATGGGATTCTAAGAGGAGTATTAAGTGGATAACATGAACATGCTAGAGATGCGTGAGTTGAAGGGACTGCTAACCCGAACCAAGGCATCCTTTGCTGATCGTGACCAGAGGATGCAGGATGTCTTAGCGGTGCGTCAAGGCCGGATGAATGACGTTTTCCCTGCTTTGTTCCCTGAAGGGCCATTCGATAAGGGTATTGTGGCTAACGCTGTGGATACTATCGCTCGTGACTTGGCTGAAGTCCTATCACCTCTACCATCCTTCAACTGTGCGTCCGCTAAGATGACCACTGACACGGCTCGCTTGTTCGCTGAGAAGCGCACACGGATCGTGAACGGGTACATTGACCATAGTGCTGTACAGATCCAACTATATACTGCTGCTGACCGTTACTTCACTTACGGTTTCGTTCCTTCTATCATTGAACTAGACCCTGAAGCGAACATGCCAAGGATAACGTTCCTCGATAGTATCGGTGCGTACCCTGTGTTTGACCGTTGGGGTAACATTAAGGCTGGGTTCTTTTGCTTCTACCGTTCGCGTGACGAACTAGCGGCACAATACCCCCATGCTGCGGGTACTTTGGAGAACGAGCGTAGAGGGAATGACCTTGTTGAGGTTGTTCGCTACCATGATGCTAACGTTGATATGATCTTCCTTGGTAACTCCTCCAACAGTGTGATCCTAGAGTCGGTTAAGAACGAGACCGGTGAGTGTCTCCTTGAGTGGACTCAGCGTCCCGGTGTTGACAATCAGTCTCACGGACAGTTTGACGACGTTCTAGCCGTTCAGGTTGCCAAGTCCCGGTTCGCCCTGTTAAGCCTTGAGGCTGCTCAGAAGAGTGTTCAAGCACCAATCGTGCTGCCTCCTGACGCGCAGGAACTGGCGTTCGGGCCTGACAGTATCATTCGTACTTCACACGGTGACAAGGTTCGTCGTGTAGCCATTGAGGTTCCTAATGCTGCGTTCGCTCAGCAGAGCGTCCTTGACAACGAACTTAAGCAGGGTGCACGTTACCCAGAGGCTCGTAATGGTGAGGTCGGTGGCAGTACTGTTACTGGCCGTGGGGTTCAGGCTCTCATGTCTGGCTTTGACACGCAGATCCGTACAGGTCAAGCGATGTTCGCACGCACGTTCGAACGGTTGATTCGTAAAGCACTCATGGTTGACGAGGTTATCTTCGGTGATATGAGTAAGACTATCCGTGGTAACGCTGACGGTGCGCCTTACGAAGTGGCGTACAAGCCAAGCAAAGACATTAAGGGTGACTACACGGTTGAGGTTCAGTACGGTCTTATGGCTGGGCTTGACCCGAACCGCGCTTTAGTGTTTGGTTTGCAGGCTCGTGGGGATAAACTGATCTCCCGTGACTTCCTTCGCCGTCAAATGCCTTTCGCGTTGAACGCTTCTGAGGAAGAACAACAGGTTGATGTTGAGGAAATGCGGGATTCGTTGAAGCAGGCTGTGTCAGCGTACGCCCAGTCCATTCCTGCGCTTGCTGCTCAGGGTCAAGATCCCGGTGATGCTCTCTCTAAACTATCTATTATTATCTTAGGACGCCAAAAGGGTGATCCTATTGAGAAGATCGTTGCGGAGGCTTTCGCTCCTCCTGCTCCTGATCCTACGTCAGTGGATGAAGCGGGTGAGGATTTGGGTCTTGCCGGTTCTCCCAACGCTCCTGCTGGCGATAGTCCTATGGGTGGTGGGTTCCCTGAAGAGGGTGGCCGACCTGATGTCCAAACGCTACTAGCATCTATGGGTGCAGGTAGTAACCCGCAGATGTCTGCTGGTATCAAGCGTCAAACAGAGATTTAAGGAGTAGATTGTGGCTAACGATAATGGTCATGGTGGTAAGCGGACTCCCCGTCAACCTGCCCCGGTGAGTAATCCGGGTGCTGGTTCGTCTAGGACTGACGGGCAACCGGGTGCTAAGATGACTGGTATGCCGTATGGTGAGAATGCTGACTTCAATGAGATGCAGTCGTCTGCTAAGATGAACCAGTCTCAGGGTAGGGCTTCTGCGCCTAGTGCCGGTGGGGTTGTTAAGCCTGCGTTGAAGCGGGCGACACCGCTGTTCGCCCCCACTGAACGGCCCATGGAACCTGTTACTGACGGTTCCCGTGTCGGCCCCGGTCAAGGGCCAATGCGCCTTCCGGGGAACAACGATCAGTCCAAGCAGGACGCCCAAATGATCGGTCAATACTTACCTGAGTTGATGGCGATGGTTGATGAAGAAGGGACTGCACCCGGCTTCATTCGCTTCGTTCGCCAACTTCGCAACCTTCAAGGAGAATAATGCCCAGCCTGAAAGACAACATTGCTGCCGTAACTGAGGCCATTGGCATGAAGAGCGTTGGAACCGTGTGGGGTTTGGCTAACGTCAACTGGAAAACGCGGGAAGAACGCGACCAGTTCCTGTCTGAACTTATTGCTGGATCACCGAGGAAGGAAGGATAGTTATGGCTCTTGGCGACGGTTTCAAGAAGTACGGGAACATGGCTCCTTTGAGTCCTTCACAACAACAAGATATTGAACTTGACGGTCAACCCATTGAGGAACGACCTTTGCCTGTGTCTTACGAGAACGGTGGTCAGGTCATTGGGGAAGAAGACGATTCCCTTATCGCTAAAGCGTTGAAC